CAACGCGCACAACGCCATCATCCGTCGCGGCGTCGAAAAGCTGGGCTGGCGCGGCGGTCTGCTTTCGCACAACCGTCGAGGCTGCGCGCGCACCGGCTTCTGCGAGCTAGGCTGCGCCTTCGATGCCAAGCAGAACGCGCTCAAGGTGCTGCTGCCAGAGGTGCTGGCCCGCGGTGGCACGCTGGCTTGCGGACTGCATGCCACGGCGATCGTCGTGCAGCGCGGACGGCGGTGGCGGTGCGCGGCTATGTCCATGCTCAATGGCGCGCGGAAGATTTGCCCTGGCTGGAACGTCAATTCAATCGGCTGTTGGCCGCGCAGTTGCCGGACCGCGCGCGCCGGGGCGCGCGGGACTTGGCCTGTGACTTTCACGATCAGGCGTATTACGGCAAGACGGAGCAAACACGGGGCTTGTGGAGCCGAGCCGAAGCCAAAGACGGAGACGCGGCAGCCTGCGCAGCCGCAGAAGGTCGAGTACAAGGGCGAGGCAAAGCGCTGGGTTTCCGAGAACCCGTGGTTTGAGGAAGGGACCGCCGACTATGATCCGGTCATGGCGGGAGAGGCGCGAGACTTTGCCACGTATCTGGAAAATCGCCTTGTGCGCGTCGGAAACAAGGCGGCGATCGGGAGTGCGGACTATTTCGAGTTGATCGACCAGCATATCCGGCAGGCCTTTCCGGATCGGTTCGGCGACGAAGAAGGAGACGGTGGCCAGCAAGAACGCCAGGCGGAAAACGGCAACGGCCAGCAGCCAGCGCGCCGTGGCTCGCAAGTGGCGCCCGTGCGCGGCGCGTCGACCACGGTGCAGCGGACCGAGCCGGCGTCCACTAACCCCAACCGCATCGTCTTGTCCCAGGAGCAGCGCGAAGTTGCGCATGCGCTCATCCTGAAACACCCCGATGGGAGGCCGTTCACTCCCAAGGAAAAAGAAATCGCTTATGCCCGCGGAATGCGGAAAGGAGCCTGAACATGTCTCGATCCAGCCGAAACAGCACGACGCGCGATACGGCCACGCGGCCTACCGCGCGCAATTCGTTCCAAGGTACGCTCTATGTGCCGCGGGAGAAAATCCCCAAGGGCGTCGTCTACCAGTGGGTGCGCGAGTACCTGCTAGGCGAGCCAGACGACAACAACGTGGAGAACCGTCTGCGCAGTGGCTGGGCTCCGGTGCCAGCCGACCGGCATCCCGAGCTTGTGGCCCCGGTGCTGCCGGGCCGCGAGCGCACGGATCACGGCGTCATCCGGCGCGGCGGCCTGATCCTGTGCCAGATGAACGAGGCCGAATACAAGGCGCGGCGTGCGGAATTGCAGGAAGAAACCGAGCAGGCCATGCGCTCGACGGCATGGACACGCGGCGAATTGCAAGACGACGACAAGCGCATGCCGATGGTAGAACTGGCCGAAGATCCCGGCATGAACCAGACCAGCATCGAGCGGGTTGTGGCGCTGCCCGACAAGTGATACGTTGCCTACGTCGCCTTTGTGCGGCGGATTCCTCCCTGTTCAACTTGGCCTCGGCTAATCCCGAGGCCATTTTTTTTGCGAATATCCCTTGACACAGAATATAGTCTTGCCATAGCGTCACGGTACTCGGCCTAGAGCCGTTCGCGCATCATGCGCGCAAGACCCCTCCGAGGGGTCCGCCTGCGGGCGCAAAACTCGGTTCTCTTTCAAGCTGGCAACGGCGCGGCGCATTTTTGCGTCCGCGCATTTTGCCGTCCGTCAACGGGAGATTTCTATGGCTTATGGCACGAATGCCCCTTGGGGTCTGAAGCCCGACCGCTACGCGAACGGTTCGCCCTATACGGGCACCGTCAACCAGTATCCGATCACGTCCGGTTACGCGACGAGCATCTTCACGAACGATCCCGTGGCGACGCTCTCGGACGGCACAATCGGCATCGGCGTGGCCGGCTCTCCGATCCGCGGGGTGTTCATGGGTGTCAAGTACACGGACACCACGGGCACGCAGAAGTTCTGGCCCTACTGGCCGGCAAGCACGACGGTGCAGACGGGTTCGCCGATCTACGCGCTTGTCGTGGATGATCCCAACATCGTCGTCGACGTCCAGGAGACGAATGGCTCGGGCGCAGCCGGCACGCCGCTGGCGCTGGCCGACGTCAACCTCAACGCCAACTTCTACGTCGGCACCGGCAACACGACCACGGGTCTGTCGGGCACGACGGTCAACAATGCCACCGAGGCGTCGACGGCCAGCCTGAACCTCAAGATTCTGGCGCTCACGCCGAATCCCACGAACGCGGTTGGTTCGTTTGCCAACTGGCTGTGCACCATCAACAACCACGAGTTCAAGGGCGGCACCGGCACGTCCGGCGTCTGAGGCCCAGATCGAGGAAGGATTACAGCCATGACGGTCAATACCACCCAGATCCGCGACCTGCTGCGCCCCGGTCTCGCGGCCGTGTTCGGGGATTACCCCATGTATCCGTCGCAGTGGACGGAGATCTACGAGCGCCACACGTCGGACAAGGCGGTGGAAATCGAAGTCGAAATGAAGATGCTTGGCCTTGCGCAGATCAAGCAGGAAGGCGCGAGCATCGCATTCGACACGATGGGCCAGCGGTACGTCACGAACTACGTGCACCGCTACGTGGGCATCGGGTTCATCATCACCCGTCAGGCAATCAAGGACAACCTGTACAAGTCCCGCTTCCCGCTCCAGCAGGCCGCGCTCAAGCGCTCGCTTCTGCAGACCAAGGAAGTGCTCGGCGCCTCCGTCCTCAACAACGGTTTCGACACCATTTACCCCATCGGTGACGGCAAGCCGCTGTTCTCGACGACGCATCCGATCGACGGCAGCACGGTCGCCAACACCTTCACGGTGCAGGCCGACCTGAACGAGACGTCGCTCCAGGATGCCATCACGGGCGTCCAGCGCTTCAAGGACGTCGCCGGCCTGCGCGTCATGACGAAGCCCAAGAAGCTCATCGTCCCGACGCCGCTGCAGTGGACCGCGGACCGCATCCTCAACTCGCAGTTCCGCACCGGCACGGCGAACAACGACATCAACGCGCTGTACAACACGTCGGCCGTTCCGCAGGGCTACCGGGTCAACCAGTTCCTCACGGACGACAATGCGTGGTACCTGCTGACCGACGCGGACAACTCGTTCAAGTACTATGATCGAGAGCCGCTTGAGATCGACATGTACACAGACTTCGACAATGATAATTTAAAAGTCAAGGCAATTGAACGCTATAGCTTCGGTGTCAGCAACTTCCGCGGAGCGTGGGGCTCGCAGGGTTCCACCTGATCTGACCACGGACCGATAGGAGATCAGGCATGACCCACGTTTCCGACAACTACCGCACCGGACAGGTCTTCCGGACGTTCAACGGCACGAATGGCGCGGCGATGTCGCCCATCTATGTGTTCGCTGTGACGCCGGCCGCTCTGTCCGCCACGGCGCTGGCGGCCGCCCAGACCGTCTCCGGCGCGAACTTCACGCTGCAGGCCGGCTCCGGCGTGACGACGACCACGATCAACGGCACGACGTACTACGACCTTGGCGTGGCGCGTTGCATTACGGCCACGGGTCAAATCGGTACCGTCACGGCGACGACGCTGACCGTGCAGGGTTACGAGGAAACCGTCCTCACGGATGGCACCCGCGGCCCTGGTGCGCCGATGACGATCTCGTTCTCGGGTCCGACGTCGGGCCTGTCGACGACGACGACGAAGGCGATTCGCTACATCAAGTCGATCGCTTCGGACGGCAATACCACGTCGGGCGTGTCGATCGGGACGGCGGATACGCTGGGAATGCCGTACAAGGTTGCCAATTTCGGCGACGTCATCATGAACTTCAACAACGCCGTCATCACGGCGTCGACGGGGTTCACGGCGGCGGTGACGACGAGCCCGGCGACGGCAACGACTGGCGATGTGCGCGGCACCTATGCCCTGCAGACGCCGGCCGATGGCACGCTCGTGTTCCGCGCATTCGTCTTCGTCAAGGATCCGGACACCGAAACCGGCCTCTACGGGCAGGCTCAGTATTGGTCGGGTTAACCGCGCATGTGGTTGCTTCCGACCCACGCGCGGCCTGACAATCTCCGCACGGTCCTCGCGGCTTGCGTCGATACCGGCATGTCCACGCCGGGTATCATCCATGTCAATGCAGGACCGATGCAGGAGGCGTATCGGTCGCTGGAAATTCCGGCCAACTGGCAGGTTGTCTACGGCTCGGAGGACATGAGCCTTGGCGACGTGATGCGGTGGTTTCACGCCACGTATCCGGCGCTCCCTTGGTACGGCATCATCACCGACGACCAAGTGCCCGTGACGGCCGGCTGGGACACTCGCCTCGTCGAGGAAGCCGGACGCACGCGCATTGTCTCAAGCAACGACGGCTGGCAGGCGCCGCAGCGCATTCACGGCGCGGTCGTGTTTGGCGGCGAAGTCGTCAAGCTCATGGGCTATCTGGCGCCTCCAGGTTTCCAACACCAGTTTATCGACGACGTGTGGGAAGCCGTGGGCCGGGATAGCGGGCTGTGGTCCGTCCTGATGGATGTGATGGTCGAGCATCGGCATCCCATGAAGGAAGGTTCCGGCGCCCATTGGGACGCGAGCTACCAGATCAACTTTTCGCGGCAGCAGGAAGACCAGCGCCGGTTCAAGGCGTGGGAAACATTTGAGCGCCACCGGACGATCACCCGCCTTGCGCCGCTGCTCAACCAAAATACGACGCGCATGGTCGATCTGAGCAAGGTCAAGGTCACGATTGCGACGCCGTGCTATGGCGGGATGCTGACCGATCAGTACGTCCAGTCCATGATGGCGACGATTCCGGTGCTGCTGGAATACGGCATCGGCTACG